CCGACGCATAAACACATCTTTGCCGACAATTATTTGCGCCTTCTCATGCCCAAACTTCCCCAAATAGGCCTCATTAAGGAACGGATTGAGCTTTTGGTACTGGCATAATTTTAAAAACATCATCACTTCTTGGTCAGTAACCTTGCTCGTGTCCCCCGACACCAAATAGCGCTTGATAATGTCTGCACTTAAAGAAACTTCCTCGCCACTCTCAGACTTGTACTTTACGATACTGTCCATCGTTATCCCTCCTCTTTATTCTTCAGCCGCAGGCTTGACATACAATACCTGCGACCTTGATACCTTCATTAAACCCTGCAACATTTCAGCTGGTACTACCTCCCGCACTTTCTTGGTATCTATTGTCTCGGTAATGCGCTCCTTGGTATATACCACATACTCGCCAGCTATCACAGGGTCGCTTCCTACTCGCTCCATGATTTGCTCCTTTATGCCTTCTCGTATCTCTTGCATTTCAGATATTTCTTCGCCAAGCTCAACGTACTGTTCAACCAACGCTGATAATTCCATATCCACTTTTGCTATTTTAGGCTGTCTGGAGTTTTTATAATACTCTGGGAAGCACTTTTCTGTATACGGACAATATGGCTGTCTGCACTGCCAATTATCCTCGGGATTATACGGTGGCTCAATCTCAACGCCTTGTTCAATCTTAATTGTCAACTCCTCCAACCGCTTTAGCTCGGCCTCTACAAACTCGGCATCGTAAACGACTTCTTCAATGTGGTGATCCCAGAACCTCGTCTTTGGAGTATCCTTATTCCGTGCTATCAAATAGCCTTTTTCCAACCCCAACGCATGCAAGTACAACTGCACCTGCGTGAAATACTGCGGATGTGCTTCCTTCAACCCCTTTTCTCGTATCCCTGTAAATGCTCTCTTTGCTAAAGCCTTTGCCTCAAGCAATACTGTTACACCTTCATTATTGGTAGCTAATCCATCAATATGCCCCACAAGTAGTTCTTTATCGTGGTAAAAAATAGAAACTTCCTTCTGCTGGCTATGTAACACATACGGCCCATTTGGTAAGTTCTCGCATGCCCACTCAAGGATAGACTGCTCATGCATGTTACCTTCAGCAAACGCTCGCTCTGAACCTTCCCACAATGGAAGCCCTTCTACCCCCCATGCCTCAAGTTCTATCCTTCTTGGACAAGCTCCTGCACTGCTTACACGTAACGCCATGGCTACCACGTAAACCCTTCCTGCTCAAGCATGCGCATTACTTCAAACACTTTACTGTACTCGCCTTGGAGCTCTGCCTCGCATGAGTCTCCGTCAATGTAAATGAACGTAAACCCTAAATCATCCAACAACTTTACGTACGCCCCAATGTCGGGACAGCACATCACGTGCACTGTCAAGGTGCTTGTCTCTTCATCATTCACAAAGTCAACGAACCTCGTCAATGTTTTCATGTTCTCCCTCCTTCTTCTCATCCTCAATTACGAGGATGTCCAATGGGCTAATGTCCAAAATCTCACAAATTTGATTAATCCTCGCTAACGATGGAACTACCTTGCCGCTTTCAATGTAGTAATATCCATCGCCAGCATACCCCATCAACTGCGACATCTTGTGCTTTGTCAATCCACGATAAGCCCTCCACATCCTCAACTTCGCCACGTCTAACACAATCTTTGCCATACTTACTCCCTCCTTTCATGTTATCTCTTTATATACTATACCATTTTTCGCTATATGTCAATACCTGCACAAGACCACAAATAAAAACGCCCTCCGAGTAGGAGGGAGGGGAGCACCTCGGAGGGCAACGCCTATATTAAAGTAATAGGCGGCTAATTCGCTAACTCATCCCAGACTTCGCCGAGTTCCGTCTTTAACTCCTTTAAGGCGGCTTCAATAAGTCCCTTAATCTCTTCTTCGGACAATTGTATACCTATCTTGTCTGCCGCATCGGACAACCACTCTGCCGCCTTGTCATACTTCTCTGCTCCGCCCAAATCCTTGTATGCCTGCTGGACAAACAACACGGCAACTCGTGCCAGTTCTCGCTTTGTAGCAAGCTCTCGCACTAACGCTTCCAACTTCTCTGTCCCTATTCGCTTCTGCAACCATGCTATCGCATATCCAACAAGTATCGGGACAAGGATAGCGATGATATCGTAAAGTAACTGTAAAAATAAGTCATGCATTCTACTTCCCTCCTTTTATCTTTTCGTATAGCTTGGCTATCATAGTAGCAACTTCCGCTTTTGTAGCTGGCTTGTCTGGATAGAAATATCCTTTTTCATCACCTGCACAATTCCAAATCGAACAACTCTTTATGTACTTGTACGCCCAATGTGTCTGCGGTACGTCTTTCATGCCTTGCACCTCCTTTACTAAAGGCATTCCTAGAAAACGAAGTACACCATTAGCTACCCCTACAGCACACTTCCTTTGGAACGCCTTATTTCGTAATAATACCTCCTCCTCGGGATTACTGATAAACGCCAACTCCACCANCACGGCTNGCATTTTTGTATACCTTGTTACGTAATAGTTACCCTGCTTAACTCCTCTGTCCCTTAGACCTATCTGTTTCACCAACTCGGTTTGAATAANCTGTGCTAAAGTCTTGCTTTTAGCGTCTTTCGGNTAGTACCACGTCTCCGTCCCATGAGCCGACGAGTCATTTGATGCATTACAATGTATTGAAATGAAAACATCGGCCTTGGAGTTATTCGCTACATCACACCTTGCTTGTAGCTCATTTGATTGCTTGGCTGTTCTCACATCTTTATCGCTCTCCCTTGTCATTACCACATTCACGCCCGCATTTTTAAGTACATCTCTTAGCTGTAAAGCAACCTGAAGCGTAATGTCCTTTTCTTTCGTCCCGAAATACCCTACAGCGCCAGGTTGAGTGCCACCATGCCCAGCATCAATGCATATCTGCATCGTCGCTCCCTCCCTTCTTTGTCTCTTCTCTCTTTATTCCCGCTAATGCCCACAGCTCACCTGTGGTGAAAGCAAACCAACTCGCTATTAACGTTGATGGCTCTGACCCAGTGTGCCAATATAAAAACAATACCGCCACCACAAACAAGGCATTTAGCAATATCACCCATCGCACTACTTTCTTAGAAAAACGCTCCTCAGTCATCTTTCTCATCTCTCGTCCTTGCCAGTAGCTCGTCTATCTTTGTTTCTTGCCGTGCCATCTGTACTTCTATCTGATGCAGCACGGTCATTAGTTCCTTTAATGCTTTAGTATTATTTTCTATTACAGCTGCTAGTTCTTTGCTGTTATCTACGGGCTTCGTACCGCCGATAATCTTCACAAACACATAACCAAGCATCGCTATCGCAAAAATTGCCACCCCGTATTGAGCTATTTCTGCCCCTGGCATCCTGCACCTCTCCGTTCATGGTCGCGAAGTGTTTCTTTTACATCGTCCATTTTCTTTCCCACCTCCATATAAGCCTACCCAGGCACCATTCCAGCGCCTGGGCATAAAAATAACTCCTCCCTAAATCAGATATTCAGGATTCCAGATATCAGATTCCCGGAATANAAGCGGAGCGGAAGCCGAGGANCGCGCTGGAGTTCGAGCGGGAGGAGTTGCCGCCCATGAAGAACACACCGGCGTGGGACCCGCGGATCCAGTAGCCACCGCGATCCGCGAGCCTTTCAAGGCCTGCTCCGTTGTTCATGGAGAAGTAATCTCCGCCATGATCTCCATTATCTGCTGGGAAAAGTGCGAGCGCTTTAAGAATTTCCGGAATTGTGGACACTTCTGGAGCTACTGCAAGGTTTTTGAATTCTGTGCTTCTTAATGCATCCGCTTGATTGGTTATAGTCTTGCAAAGTGTGATTTTGCCATCTACAAAGTCCCATTTCAAGGTTCCGTCTGTATTTGGGTCTACAAGAGATCCATTTTCCAGAATAGCTCTCCAGAGCTCGCTTGAAACTGATTGGCTATTATTTGGATCTGCCGCATTATTGTTTGGTAGGATGTGAATTTCTCCACCTAATGTACGGTAGCCTCCGCACCATTCAGATACGTTTCCATTTAAATCCCATATGCCGGTTACTTCTCCGTTATGGCTCCATGTGACAGGGCCTGTTCCAGTCGCTACTCTCGCGATTTTGCCGCTATCATAGTAGGTGGGAATTGCTACATAAGTGCTCTCGGTGTGGTCCTTNCCNTNGTTGTTGTTCCCTTTGGGCATGAGGCCATTCTTCCTGCACCACAGTGCAATGGCCGCCCACTCGGCGTTTGTCATAAGATGCCAGCCTGGNCCCTTTGCTTCGCAGGCCTGCCTTGCAGTGTCAAAGTTGATACCGGTCTTTGGATCCTCTCCCGGCAAACTGTAAGCTCTGCCGTTGTGGATTACGTTCTGGAACTTGGAAATGTAAATCTCCGGAACTTCGATACCATTCACTATAAATGCAGGGTGCGTGCTATCGCTTCCGCCGTCGATAACGTCTGAAATCTTGAATTTAGGAATGCGCACCATTACACTGGGTAGTCCTTTGTCGTCCAGGATGATTTCATTGCCTGGGCATGTTGCTTTGAGTGCTAAATTTACCAAATCAAAATTAGCCATTTGTCAGTCCTCCTTTACATNTCTGCTGGTACCGGATGTTCAAGGCTCCAGAGCGTCAAAACGACATCCTCCATGTCTATTGGTAGTGGCTCTGGAGTTTCCTCTTCGCTCTCCGGTTCTGTGTATTTGGTTGCCGGTATATCAAGCTGTGCCACATAGTACAGGCCTTCTCCTGTGCCTATTACCAGTTGCTCGTCCCTGTTACTACAGATATCAATGTGCACTGGCCAGTCCCTTTGGTATTTTGCAACGTTAATCGTGAGCTCGCCGTCCCCAAAGGTTATTTTGGTCCCGGTTACTTCATAGGCGATTTTCGGGCCTTCGTTTTTTTCGATTACCTTCATACGAGCATTCCTCCTTTAATCCTTAATTTCAATGTTACGCTTGTAGCGCTGCCATCAAAGGCACTCCACATCGATGCCGTTGAGAATACCTATGAGCCTGTCTTTTCTTTGGACGAGCACGTTCTCTAATCCCACGCCGTATTCCGGTGTGGCTTCCATGTCTTCTGCTTGCGACCACATTGCGCACGTTAAAACTCAGTTACCTTACGCCCTGGCAATTCAGGTTATTTGTCTGATCTTATACGTCTTGGGTGGTTTT